TAATCTGGATGTCTTTTCAGAAATTGCAGGAGGTTATGAGCACTATATTACGGCACAGACTAGGCACTTGGCTGATCTTTCTCTGTCGGATATTACAGGTCAACTAGAGCGTCTGTCAGAGTTGAATCAGCATTACTACAAGAATCAGCCTCTCAGTAAGGTAGCTTCTGCATTGAGGCAACCTGCTGATGCTGCTGCTGTAGTGCGTAATACGCTGCTTGGTGAGCCTTCTCTGAAAGAATACAAAGGCTGGCAAGCTGCTAACCAGACATTTGAAACAGGTTTGGCTTTTGGAGCTAATGCTGCTTCTCGCATATGGGATAGCTTGGCAGGGCCTTTGCTGAAGCCTATCAAAGGACTGTACGGCACTGCTAAAGAAGCTGCATTGAAAGCGGCTGGTAAGGAACTCCCTGCGCCTGATCTTTCCTCTCTTGACTATGAACAGATGGTTAAGCTTCTTGATGAGGCAGGTGTGCATAATCCTTTCCAAGTCTTCGATGATGAAGCTGCGAAGATGTTTGGTGTTGCAAAGCTAGAAGATGCAAAGGACACTTCCAAGCGCATTGTCTATGCTTCTAACGCACTAGCAGCAACTTCTTTGCTTCGCTTCGGAGATCTTGCACAGCCACTGGTTAACATGCTGTCGCTGCCAATTCTTACAGCGCTAACTGCATCGCAGAGGATGCCTGCAAATTTCATGGGAGCAGCTCTGAAGAATCAAGACATCTCTATTACGAGAATCATGCATGAAGGAATTCGTGCAATGAATTCTCCTGCGTTCAAACATCTTGATGATCGTTGGGCACGAGAAGGTTTCTATGATGCTATGGTATCTGAAGCCACTAACGTTCTGCGGGCATCTAGGCAGTTTGAGAAAGGTGCAGTTGCTGCTATTGAGAACGCTCTTGATAGCCGCATGGTAGAAATCATGGCTAAGCCAGCAGACTGGGTGGAAGCACAAACTCGTAGATCCACTATGTTTACCGGTTATGTGCTTGCCAAGAAGCTTTATCCAGAACTGGACGATACTGCTGCAACAGTGTTTGCTAGGGATTTTCTGGATAAGTCCATTGGTAACTACCATGCTAACCAACGTCCTGTGTTCTTCCAAGGAACATTAGGTGTAGCACTCGGTCTTTTCCAAACCTATATGCTTACTCTGGCTCAGGGTATGTATCGCAGTTTGGAGATGAAGAATTACAAAGCAATTGGCAAAGCAATGCTGGCGCAGGGTGGTATCTTCGGAGCTGCTTCTATGCCAGGCTTTCAGCCTATCTCTCAAATGATTGGAGAACATTACAGTGATGACCATTTTGATCTCACAACAGGAACATATCGCGCACTTCCTGACAAGATGGCCGATGTTATTCTATACGGACTTCCATCGAATCTTGGCCCTTCTCTTTACACTAGGGGGGATATTTCTCCTAGGCCTCCTAACATCCTTGGTGGCTTGGAGAATACTGTCGCAGTGTCTTTCCTTAGCCAGAGCATGGATATGTTCAAACATCTCAAGAATGCCATTGCTGCGGATTCTCCTGATATGGCACTGGCTTTTGGGCAGGCTCTGAGTCTGCAATCCATGAGCAGGCCATTGGCTAGAGGTGCAGAACTTCTGACAGGATACAGTATGACTCAGGAAGGCAACACAATGCAGATTCCTGAAGAAGTCTGGACTCCTATGGGAATTGCTGCGAGGCTCTTGGCTACCAGGCCCTTTGAAGAAACTAAGTTGCGTCAGGCTCAGTATCTGAACTCATTCTATGGATCTGTAGATTATGAGAACAGGCAGAAACTGATGGCAGAAGTTAAGACTGCTATTCGCAATGAGACTCTTTCAGACGAGCGTCTTTCTGAATGGGCGTATGAATACTTCCGTAACAACGGAACTCCTGCTGGCTGGCGCTCTGCTATCAACGAAGCAATTGGAAGAACGGATACAGAAGGCAAAGAGCATCTGATTTCTAAGCTCCGTCCTGATTCTCCGCTGATGCACATGATTAACCAGATGGAATGATTCTTTAAAGAAAGGAAGCAGAAATGAAAAAGCCCACCGTAATTGGTGGGCTTTTTTTTTATGTTCCTCGTGAGAGTCCGAAAAGTTCATCCATTGCTTTTGTCAGTGCAAGTGGATCATCCCTTACCTGATCTTCAGTAACGACCCTTCGTACATCTCCTAGAGTCCAGATTTCATAACAGGCCATAAGTCTATTATGTCTTGTGCCTGAGAACTTAGCAGCTTTTAGCTCACTGCTAGTCATGAAATCATAGTGATTAGGACGCTTGAAGCTTTCTGTTTCAGCGTTGTGCTTGAAGGGAATGAAAGAACTTCTCTTTATGGGGTCAGTTGGTTCTGCCATCAGAAGGCTCCTTTGGTAATGCTGAGTCAATGATCTTCTCCACTTGACGAATTACATCATCCGGGAAGGCTAAGTTATCTCTGAGAATAGGACTTATCCGATCAACAATTTCTTCCTTTGCAGCACGATGAAGAATCTTAGATTTGAAGTCCTCGTACTCAGGCCAGTCCTTTTCAATACATAGAACTTGCAAGGGTGAGGCTCCTCTACAGGTTCTGTATGTATTAATCTGATCCAGGATATGCTGCAATGCGGCTAGTCCATCTACCCCCAGCATCTTTGCTTCGAGAGCACCATCAAGATCTTTTCGCTTAATAACGAAATATCTTTGTTCAAGTTCTGCCATTTCTATTCTCCTATCTTTTCAAAAGCCAAAGAATCTCAGCTTTGAGCCAGGATATGATCTCTGCCAACACGGAAACCAGCGGCGTGTTTATGTCCTCCACCACCATATTCGGCTGCAATAGCAGAAACATCCATACCGTTGTCACAAGAACGCAGAGAGAAAATCCTATGCTCCGCAGTGTCCCAATAACAAGCTGCGAATTTTGTTCCTTCTTCGAACTCAGAAGCCATAAGATGCCCAGCATCAGAGGTAAGAGTATAAGGAAGTGAAGCAACAGGAACATAGTGACCTCCGATACTCATGGTACGTTGAACTACTGCAACGAGTTCTTTGATATCCTTGTGATGCTTTCTTTCCAGAGCAGCTCCTGCTACAGAGAACTTGAGTAGATCCGACTCATTCATGTCCATAAGTTTGTCCCAGTTCTCGAATGTGTATTCATAAGAGAATACATTTGCTTGAATTTCTCGTGTCAGGGGCAGCTTGAAGCGCCAGAGGTCACGATCTTCTATGTGACCCAAAAGAACTGGACGTGGCTGCTGAAGTTCTGTAGGGATTCCAATATTATGCCAGTCCCATGCAAGAGTGGCTCCGCTCATATCTAGGGAATAGAAAGGATAGAAGCGACTCCACAAGTCTATATTCTTCTGTTCTAGTTCTGTCTCCCACTTCGTCAGCATTTCAATAGCAGTCTTGTGATGGTCAATTACATGGATTGTCTGAGCTCCATTCTCAAACAACTTCTCCAGGACTTCTGGCTTGTAAGAGAAATCTACCAAATAAACTACTCTACCTTTCACGTCCGCAGGAGGTGCATCGTTATAAACTCCTGGATAGTATTCCACATTATCTTTCATAAAGTGCCAGAATACCCACGCTGCTGAGAAGCCATCTGCACAATTACTGTGATAGATGACAATAGGTTTGCCGCTGCCTTCTTTGTAAGTGTTCACGCTCATTTCAATTCTCCTGAGTTATTACGGAAAGCTTCCCACCATGCAGAAGCTGCTATATAGGCGTTCATACCGACTGTATGAACTGCTATCCAAAGCTCGTTGTTGCCAGCAACAGGAATCTTCTCAATTTGTAGGGTGATTACCTCCTCCGTAAATTCAGTAGAAGGCTCGCTTAGCAGTCGATTGTTTTGATTTAGTCGCAAGGTGATAGGCTGGCCGTTCACGTAATTATGAGGAACCGCGCGAACTACTCCTACGCACAAACCTATCTTTTCTTTTGGCGCTCGCAAATACACTGGTATTAACATGATTTCTCCTTAGGCCTGTTCTTCCAATGTTAGCCAATCATTATCCAAGAGTTCCTCTTTCCACTGGTTCTGCTGGACATGATGCGTTACGAATCCTACTTTAGTTCCCATTCTCATTGTTTTAATTTTTTCTGCTCTCTGCAATCCACCAAGAATTTCTGCCAGGTCAGACTGCTTATTAAGATCAGTGGCAATAACTTTGTAAATCTCAGGAGCACTACGAGGAACAGTGCTTCTACTTAGATAGTCAATAATCGAGTTTGCTACATCACTGTTTCTGTTCTTACCGAATTCTCCCAATGCCTTAGGCATCTTCCTTTCAGCAGCTACCAGAACAGAGTTGGCACGCAGAAGATCTTTCTCGATCAGAACATCCCTCATATCCACAGCAGCTAGGATCATTGCAATCTTCAAGAGGTGAATAAATCTCCGAGTTGCATAGTGAGCAAAGCGAGAATCTTCCATTGGCACATAGCCTTTGTAGATAGCATCACCTAGCTTTCGTGCTTCTTTGGAAATTGTAATTTCTCCTTTGACTTCCTTTCGCATCTTCTTCAGATGATCTGCAAGGTCAGCTTCTACCAGTTCATCAGCAGGCTCAGGCCAAGCAATCTGTTTTCCTGTAGGCTCTCCGTGTACGAAGATAACCCTAGAAAGAAAGCCGTTACCAATTGCTTCTGGAGGGAAAGCCAATGAGAATCCTTGCGGAGTGTTAGCAGCTAAGATATTCACAGTAGGCTGATGAACCTCAACAGGTTTGCCGTGAATCTTAGGATGCTTGTACTCAGCAAGGTTATCCCACAAGTTGGTCAGAAGCGTGATGAACTCCATGTTACCCTGCCCAATGAAGTCTGTGAATTCGCCGTTGCAAATCCACGCCTCTGATGGCTCATCAAAGACAAGTTCTTCTATGTCCTCGATAGTAGCATCACCTAGCTCATGCTGCTTCATGTCCATCAGGAATCTTTCCTTCGATGTCTTGTCTGCTGCAAAGCGAGTGAAGCCAGAAGCCTTAGCCAGTTTCCTACAGATGCTCATAGCAGTACCCTTACGAGTACCAGGAGAACCCATGAGCATTATGTACTGGTTAGGATAGATCCTAGAATGCCCAAAAGGAAGGCACACATTCCTTCCTAATAGAGCACCTAGCATTCCTATGCAAGACCAGCGATGGTAGTTTGCAGGAGCTTCTGATTGCTCCAAGTTGACAAACTCCATGTAGCGAGTTATGAAATCCTTCTGGTTCATAGGAGTCCTTTGAACTTCTTAGCACCAGTGGGATTGCTCTCAGAGTATTCGGCCCAGTTATTACCAGCTTTCAGATCAGTAGGAATAACAAGAGTTCTTCCGTGAATGATTACTGGATTATTACAAAGTCGCTTGATCTCTCTGAGATAGGTGTCTCGCATGGATACCCGATACTGACCGAGTATCGAATCGTGTACCTGTGCCTTAAGTCTGAAGTTACCATGCGAAGGGATAACCAAGTCTGTGTAGATTTTACGGAACCCCTTGTTAAGTATTGTGACGGAGAGGTTCTGCGGTTGGTGGGCAACTGCTCCTCTAAGCATGTTGTGATTCTTCCCAATGTCCCCAAAGAATACTCGAACATGTCCAAGCGGGCTAGTGAGTTTTCCAGTGGTTTTAATCTCATTATAGATCTCCTCGTACCATTTGCGTACCCGAGGGAATGGCTTATGATAGGAATCCAACAGGAGCTTTGCAAAAGCAGATGCAGTCATTTGAGAAGGATCTCCTTTGCGAGGAAGTTGTACGAGAGTGATACCCAGTTTAGGAGCAGTCTCATATAGAATCCTGATGCCGATATTCTCAATGAAAGTCTTAGCGCCCATCATGTAGTTTGTACCGTGGACAACTTTCTTGAGAACCTTGTTACGAAAGAAGTCACTGACTTCCTCGTAAGGCATGTTAAAGAACAGGGTTCCGAGAGTTCTGTAGAAGTCACGCTCTGCATCTTCAAGAGCAGCAATCAACGCTTCTTCTTGAGAGCAGTAAGCAGTGCAGCGTGCCTCGCTTTGTGAGTTATCAATCTCAAATATCTCAAATCCCTCGTCTGCGATAAGCATCGTCTTAGCATAAGAGGGTACGTTCTGTACTTGCGTGCCGCACCACATCGGCGACGTAGAGCATGACATCCTGCCAGATTCTGTACCAAATGGATTGAGTCCCCAGAGGAGTCGTCCATGATACTGAAAGAAGTCAAAGTATGTGCCAATCGCTTTAGATGCTTCTCGATAGTCGATGATCTCTGAGCAGATCCTCGCAAGTATGGGATGTTGTTCTGAGACAGCCTTGAGATTCTTTTCGTCAGTTCCGCTCGTACTCTTACCGATCTTCGGTTTCTTAGCGCCAAAGACTTTGTAGACATACTTTTCCACTTGCTGCCAGGAGCCAGGATTGAAGTTAGGATCAGCGAAGATAACCTGTAGGCGCTCTCGTGCTTTCGTAAGTTGAGTGAGGCTTTTACTACGCAGCTCGGCTCGTTTTTCCTGATCAATTCTGAAGCCCTCGAAATTGCAGTAAAGAGCCGGATACGAGAGATCGAATTGCTCAGCATAATTTTTCCGAGCATATGCTGGCGCCTTCTGAATCCAAGATAGGGCAACGCGCATTGTGTGCCAGGTGTCTTTTCCATTATAGCCCCAGTATTTCTGAATGTCTCTTTCCTTGCTGGCCTGTTCAGAATCGTCTTTCCAGTAAATGTAATCATTCAGATGGAGAGAGGATACGAAAGCCAAGTCTTTAGGAAGCTCTGCGAATTCGGAGTGCTGCATAACCATCGTATCGAGGGAATAGTTATACGGCTCTGCGTGGTAACGAATGCAGTGGAAGCTATCGTACATACCGTTGTGCATTACTTTAGGCACAGATGTTTTGTTAGCTGCCTGCAAGAACTTGATTGCCTTCACGTAGTCTTTATCAGAAGTCCAATGATCCTGATCGAAGTCTACGAGGGGGAGAACAAAAGTCTGCAAAGAAAGATCTTTGGTCAACAATGTCCATGAAGCACATGTGATGACAGTATTCTTTACCTCTACAGGCTCACCGTCAGGAGAGAGAAGTTCTTCTTCCTTCTTAGAAATCTTACCCGTGTTCGTTTCAATGTCATGTGCGATTAGTTTGCTGCCTTGCATTGCACGCAGTACTTCACCGAACATATCTGTTCTTTCGAGAACAGTATATCGGAAGGAAGCCGGAGCAATGTGGGCGAATCGAAGCTTCTGCAAATCTCTACGCAAAAGCCATTCACCGTGAGCAACTGTGTTGACGTGAGCCAGTTTGTTACAGATAACAATAGGCACACTTGTATTGAGTCTACTACCACGCCAAGCATCCAAGGTAGGTTTCTTACCTGGGACACATTGGGACAAGGTAGCATTGTTGATTAGAAGAATTGCAGAACAAGAAGTCAGCTTTGCCTTTTGCAAAAGCTCACCCATTGTCAGATCGGCAGGAGTACTGACTGCACTAATACCCATTTCACGAAGAATGTGAGCTAGGATAGGCAGATAGTTCTTCTCCATCTTGTCGTAGTTAACAAGAATCTTCAAAGCAATTCCTTTCTTTCTTCTCTTTGCAATAGGAAAATGAAACCAAAAAAGCAGCCTCTTGTGGAAGCTGCTCTTGTAGCTCACTCTGCTATTAAAGCATTACTGAGCGGGTTCTGCGTGAACAGGACGAACAGAGAGATTCTCGTAAGTCTTGTCACCCTGAGTAGACACACGCACCTTGATAACAGCTTTGAACTCGCTGCCTTTGATGCTGTCCAGCAGATCACGAATCGTAGCACCAGCAGCGTCCTTGACATTCAGGATAGCAAGTGCTTGCTTCTTGAAATACTTCAGACCATCTTCTGTTGCTTGGAAACGCTCTGTGAACAGCGTGCCCGTGGCGACTGGCAGCTCAGAAGGATTGCTCAGTTCCAGAGTTTCATCCACCTTGTAGGTAATGACAATCTGGAGAGAATCTTCTTTGCCATCTTTGCCTTTGCGCTTATCGATCTTCGCATCGTTGATAGCCAGATGATATTGACCAGCAGGAGGATTCTGGAAGTCCGGCAGAGTTTCGATGTTGTCAGCAGAAGTGTTCAGGATTGCGTCGAGGTCGAGGATAGCGGTCATGATGTTTGTCTTTCAGATGAAGGATGTGAAAAGAAAAGAATACTTTAGGCGGCAGCTTTCTTTGCTGCCAGTTTCTCAGCGAGCGTCAACGGCCTGGATGAATTTGAACTAGCTACTACTGCCCGATGTTCGCTAGTAGGCTGCTGATTCCCACTGTCAACTTCCTTCCCAGAGGAAAGGCTCTCTTTAGTTTCCATTGGTGTGGACTTTAGGATACCACCCTCAATGAGAATTCCACGCATGTCTGGCTCAGAGAACTTTTCAAGCGTAGCATTCACACGAGAGCCGGTCAGAACATCACTGCGGTAAGTAGAAGAACTGCCTGCCACGTGCTTGTTCATCTTCTTATGAACGTAGACAACCGTACCGAAATACTTTGCCACCTTCATAGAGAAGTTCTTGCTTCCCATCAGAGGGAAGACTTTGTCTTTCTTATCATCGTCCTCAAGAGTGATCTCGTGAGTGATGACAACAAAGTTGGTATGCTTAGCCTGCTGAATGACAGACAGAATGTCTCCAAGCCATTTGCCTTGCAAGCCGTATTCGTCCCAGCCTGGTTTATAAGACGGGTCTTTGCCAAGACAAGCAGCATTCAGAGCACTATCCCCTAATTGTGATCCACTGTCAATGACAACGAGGTCATCGTGGGTAAGGGCGGACAGGCAGAATTCAGTAAAAGAATTCCCTGCTTTAGAGCATTCTGTACAAGCCACCTTGCCGTGCATATCGCAGACTTTGATAGGAGTCCGTGACGAGAATGATTTCAGCAGAGTCTCAATTGCCACTGGATTGTCTCTGGTGTCAGGCAAACGGAATACTGTAACCTTGTCCAGTTCTTCTTCCGTAAGACCCATATGCAACAGAGTCTCGATACCATTCTCTGCATCGAACCAGAAGATTCGTTTCACTTCTGGAATCTTAGCAGCTGTACCTACCAGCTTTGTCTTACCGCTTTTAGGCGGGCCGTAGATAAGGATCGAATGGTTAGGAGCAATCACAGCAACAGCTTTTGCTATTGC